TTCAAGATGGCTCTTTTGTGCGCTTACCCAAAGAAAAACCTCCCGTACCCGAAAAAAAATTTCCCGTACCCAAAGAAAAACCTCCCGTACCCGAAGAAGGCTTTCTTCCTAGAGAGGCTCCAGCAGTAGAAAAACTTATGAATGATCCTCTACTAGCTGAAGAAATAGCTGGTGGAAGTATTGATGACCTTCAAAGAATATTAGAAGCGGGGGAACATACGTATGAGGGCAATACTGTTTTAAAAAATAATAAGTTTGTTGTTTATAAGGATAGTAAAGGTTTCCCCACTATTGGTGGAATAAACTTAAACGACTACCCAGAAATTGCCAAAAAAGTAGAAGAAGCAGGTAATTCTCTTTCTTTTGAAGAATATGCTAAATACCACAATGAAATGCTTTCTGAAGCAGACAAGTGGGTGGAAAATTTAGTAAAAAAAACAGGCAACTCTAATTATTCTACCGCTGCTCCGGTGCTTCGAGATATGTACTTCAATATGGGGCAACCGAGACTGAAAAAGTTTCAAGGTATGCTAAAAGCAATTGGTGAAGGCAATATTGATACCGCAGTTGCTAATATAGTGTACACCAATCCTGACTCAAAAAATCCAGCTGTAAGCCCATATTATAGTGGCCATAAAAATAGAGCAGACCGCAATATATCTAAATTATTAAAAGCATTCGAAATTCCGACAGCTACCTAGAGCCCCCGGCTCTGGCCCTGTCATTTAACGACCAACAGTGGCTACCCACACTTTGTTGTGGCCCCGCGTGGAGGTGACCATGAACGATAACCCTAAGACCAACGAGGACATTAAACAGCCTACCCCATACAAAAACGACTACAAACGTATTCTTGACGATCCTGATGAGGACCAGAACACCGAGGCATCGGCTACTTCTGAACAATCCGAACAGCGAAGTCAGAACAACGAGAGTACTCACGATTACAAGAAACGATATGATTCTTTGAAATCACACTATGATAAGAAGCTATCGGAATGGCGGCAAGAGAAAGAAGACCTGCTTACTAAAGTAAGCAAAGATAAAAAAGAAAATCTCAAGCTGCCAAAAACACAGGAAGAACTTGAAAAGTTTAAGCAAGAATATCCTGATGTTTATGCAATCGTTGAGACTGTTGCACATATGCAAGCAGATTCTCGTGTTGGCGATATTGAGGAACATCTTGAAATTCTCCGTGATCGTGAACGCGAACTTGAGCGCAAGAATGCTCAGAAGGAACTTCTAGCCCTTCATCCTGATTTTCAACAACTCAAAGAAAATCAAGATTTTCTAGATTGGCTTGAAGAACAACCTGATAGCATTGCTCATGGTGTAACGCAAAATGCAACAGATGTCAAGTGGGCCGCTCGTACTATTGACCTCTATAAGGCAGACAGGGGCATCGGCAAAACCAAATCTAAATCTAAGCCAACAGATGCAGCAAAAGCGGTACGAACCTCTTCCAGTACTCGTGATGTTGCTAACAGTTCAGGCAAAGATAAAATTTGGTCATTAGCGGAAATTGGCAAATTAAAGGCCCATGAGTTTGAAAAACTCGAAGCTGAAATTGATGCCGCTGTCCGCGAAGGAAGAGTTCAACCTTAAATTTTAATATCCAAGGAGTAACATCATGGCTTTTGATCGTGCTGCGGGGTATACCAACCTAGTTAACGGTAACTTTACCCCACAAATTTTCAGCCAAAAAGTACTCAAATTCTTCCGCCGTGCATCTGTTGTTGAAGATATCACCAACACAGATTACGCGGGCGAAATTGAAAACTTTGGCGATACCGTAAAGATTATTAAAGAACCTGCAATCAGCGTTTCTGCTTATAATCGCGGTACAACTGTTAACACTCAAGACCTTGTTGACGATCAGATCACTCTGACCGTTGATCAGGGTTCATACTTTGCTTTCAAGGTAGACGACATCGAAGAGCGTCAGAGCCACATCAACTTTGAGGCTCTTTCAACCTCTTCAGGTGCTTATGCTCTCAAGAAGGCATATGACAACAACGTACTTGGTAATATGGTTTCAGGTGCTGGTATTGCTGGCACAGGTGGCTCAGTTTCAACTGTTGCTGCTCTTGGCTACAACACCTCAACTGCTGACCTTAACACCGCCGATGCAAACGAAGCTGCTGACTATCTAGCACTTTGTGCCCGTGTTCTAGACGATCAGGACGTTCCAGAAGAAAATCGTTTCTTTGTTGCCGCCCCAATCTTCTACGAATACCTTAGCCTTGCTGGTGCCAAGCTACTTGACTCAAGCGTTACTGGTGATGCTTCTTCACCAATTCGTAACGGTCGTGTAACAGACGGTCTTGTTCGCGGTTTCAACCTTTACAAGTCCAATGCTTTTGTTGCTGGTGATTCTACCGCAACAGACGTAACTGTTACTGGTACAGCTAACGAATACTATGTCATTTTTGGTCATATGTCTTCAACCTGTACCGCCTCACACATTGCCAAAACTGAGGTTGTTCGTGACCCAGATAGCTTTGCCGACATTGTTCGTGGTCTTCACGTTTATGGTCGCAAGGTTATTCGTCCCGAAGCCCTTGGCGTTGGCGTTGTCAGCTTCACTTAATAGAGAAGAAGGAGATACATTATGGCTACTCTCGCTCTTGATAGTGATCAGACAAGCGTTGGTCACGTTTCAACCCCACAGGTTGCATACGCTCAGTCCGTTGTAATCGACGGTACTAGCACTGCTCTTACCTCTGGTGACGTATATCAGGCACTTCGCGTTCCAGCAAACACTTGCGTCATTGCCGCTGGCATTGATGTTCTAACTGCTGGTACAGGCACAGGTACTGTTGCTCTTGGCGACGGCTCGCTAACTTATGTTGCAGCCGCTGCACCAACAAGCGCAACTCAGCTTGCTGTTGCCAACGACGTTCCAAAGGCATACGCCGCTGCCGACACTCTTGACGTTACAATTGCCACTGCAAACGTAAACGCCAAGATTCGTGTTTGGGCTGTTATGGTTGACGTTGACGGTATCAACAACAGTCAGATCGTAACTTTTGCATAGTTTTATGCAACCGGAGAGGGTGGGGAATATTTTTCCTCACCCACTCCACTTTTTACTTGACTTTTAACAAGTTTTATGGTATTTGTGTTTTCTCCCGCAGGGGGGAAACACCCCTATTAGGAATACAGTAACATGGCACTAAGCAATGCCGAAAAGAAAAAACTACAAAAGTACGGGCTGTCTGGTCTTAATAAACCTAAGCGCACTCCTAACCATCCAACTAAAAAAGGTATTGTTGCGGTTAAAGAAGGTGACAGCGTAAAAATTATTCGTTTCGGTGATCAAAAGATGGGCCACAATTATTCTGATGCCGCCCGAAAATCTTTCAAGGCTCGCCATGCAAAGAACATTGCTCGTGGTAAAACGTCTGCTGCATATTGGGCAGATAAGGTTTTTTGGGCTGGTCCGAAGGGACCAAAAAAATCTCCACCTAAATCACAGAAACACAGAAAAGGATAACAGATATGTATGGCAAACCAAAGAAAATGATGGGTGGCGGCATGATGTATGGCAAACCCAAGAAAATGATGAAGGGCGGCATGATGTATGGCAAGCCCAAGAAAATGGTGAAGGGCGGAAAAGTTGCTGTTTGTGGTTCTCGCCCTCCTAAAACCCTTTAAAAATGCCACTTAAAAAGGGTAAAAGCCAAACAACTATTTCTAAAAACATTTCTAAACTTGTCGAAGAAGGTCGTCCACAAAAGCAAGCTATTCCTATTGCTCTTAGTACGGCTGGTAAAGCAAAACGCAAAAATGGCAAAAAGAAAAACAACAAAAAGTAAAGTTAATGAAGCTGGTAACTATACAAAGCCAGCCCTTCGTAAACGTCTATTTGAACAGATCAAGGCGGGTGGAAAAGGTGGCAAGCCCGGACAGTGGTCAGCAAGAAAAGCACAGATGTTGGCAAAAGCCTACAAGAAAGCTGGTGGAGGATACAAGGGATAATGGCAAAAGGCGTACCTCATTACTTTAAAGATGGAACAGAACACAAGGGCGGAACTCACAAAATGCCCGATGGTTCTTTGCATTCCGGTAAAGTTCACGGTAAAACAAGTAAGCGCCTGTACCACTTTAAAGACCTTTCTAAAACAGCACAGAAAAAAGCAAGGGCTAAAAAGTAATGGCGCTCAAGAAACCTCAAAAGTCTCTCCGTGCGTGGACTGCACAAAACTGGCGCACTAAAACAGGCAAGCCTTCGACACAAGGCTCGAAAGCTACTGGTGAAAGATATCTTCCAGAAAAAGCAATTAAGAGTTTATCAGCGGAAGAGTACGCTGCAACATCGAGAGCAAAAAGAGAAGGAACAAAAGCTAAAAAACAGTTTGTTAAGCAACCAAAAAGAGTTGCGAAAAAAACAAAAAAATTTCGCAAGGTAACATAAAATGAGGTTGCATTATGACAGACAAAGCACTGGAAAGCGTAAACGAACAGCCATTTAAAAACCGCGCTCTTGAGATTAAAGCATCTCGTGACATTGAACATCTGCTGTATCTCTTGAATATTGGTAAACTTGGCGTACCCCACCACACTCTTGAAGGTAATGCTTTTAATCCAAATCACGATCTTTCTTCAATTGAAGACTCCTATTTAAACAGCACACCAAGCATCATTATTATTGATGATTTTCTAGATAAAAGCGCACTACAAAAACTAAGAGATTATTGTTTAGAGTTTCCTTTTTGGCATTCTGTTTATGAACGAGGATACTACGGTGCGTTTCGAGACAAAGGATTTAATCCTCCTGTATTAGGCCAGCTTAGTTTAGAGTTGATGAAGTCATTTCCTCGTATCTTCAACACTCCAAATAAACGTAGACTAAACCAAGCATGGGCATTTCAATATGAAAGCGAATGTCCCGGCATTGATATTCACGCAGACTTTGCTGCTGTTAATTGTAACTTTTGGATTACACCTACAGAAGCAAACGCAAACCCAGAAACAGGTGGTATGTATCTCTGGAATATTGGCGCTCCTGCTGATTGGGATTTCACTCGATACAATGGAGAAAGCAAACAGGAGATTGTAGATTTTTTAAAAGAAAGTGAAGCAAAGTCAGTATATGTTCCCTATAAATATAATCGTGCTGTCTTGTTTGACTCTAATTTATTCCATCGCACTGCTGATGTAAACTTTAAGCCCGGATATGCAAATCGTAGAATTAATGTTACTATGCTGTTTGGTACAAGAGAGAATACTGGTGTAGAACCAAAGGACGCTTTAGAAGTTGCAAAAATAAAAGAAAGTGTAAAAAAGAATGGTACAAGTTCTTCCGCGTAATATTCGGAGTAGAAGTGAAGCAGCTTCTTTAACAACAGTAAATACAATATATTACACTTGTCCTGTTGGGTACAGCACTCAAATTAATCGCATAATTTTAAGCAATAGTAATGCTAGTAATAAAACTACAACTATAAAATGGTACCATAAAGAAGACAATACTACGCATACAATTATTGGTGCAGTAGTCCAAGCAGGTAACAGCGTAACAAACTATGATTTTGATTTACACATGGGCGCTGGAGATAGACTTGAAGCGTCTACAGAAACAGACGCTACAGTAACACTATTGTTTTCTTATCACGAGGAATATATAGGCACATAATATGGGAACACTTACCTATTTACAGCTAACTAATCGTGTGTTGCAAGACCTCAACGAAACGACATTAACAACGCTGTCGTCTAGTCGTGGTGTGCAAACTGTTGCCAAAAACAGCGTCAATCGGGCCATTAACGACATCGTTAACAGCGAAGTCCAATGGCCCTTTTTGTTTTCAACAAAAGATCAAGACACTAATGTAGCTGTTCGTGAGTATTCTTTACCTTCTGATTACAAGTATATTGATTGGGATAGCTTTGTGCTTCTTCCCAAAGAACTTGTTACAAATGGAGAGTTCACATCTAACATTACAGGCTGGACAGATTCCTCTACAGGTACAGGTTCTGTAGCCCACACAAGTTCTGGCGATGGTAGGTTACGTCTTACTGCTGGTGCCAGCGGCGTTGCTATTGCTGTACAATCTTTAAGCATAGTTAAAAATAAAACATATAGAATTTCTTTTGGTGTTTTTAATGGAACTGTTACACTAAACATTGGAACAACAAGCAACGGCACTGAAATAGGAACCCGTACTGTTACTGTATCTGACACAGGTGAGTTTAACTACGTTGATTTTACTTTTACACCAACTGCCGCTACGGTCTACATCGGTTTTAACACCACAACAGATGCAAACATTGATGTAGATAATGTATCAGTAAAAGAAGATTTTTCTCCAAAAAAACTTAAATACATTTCTTACGATGAGTGGTTTGAGAGTTATTCTGAAACAGACCGCGCAAATGCTGCGGATCGTCTTGATGAGCCTGTCTATGTGTACCACACACAAAATGAAAGTCTAGGTCTATCTCCTGTTCCAGACAAATCTACCTACACTATCAGTTACGAGTACTGGACCTACAATACTGAACTGTCTGCTGATAGTGATGTTTCAATTGTTCCCACACGATACGAACACGCAATTGTTGCCCGTGCTAGATACTATGTAGCTATTCTTCGTTCTGATACTGCAACAGCACAGGCTTCACTTGCTGAGTATAATGATGTTGTGCGTAGAATGAGGATTGAACTGGTTAATCGAAAAGATTATTTTAGAGCGGTATAATGCCTAATACATCTGCAATCTCGCCATTTATTTTTTCATGTGGTGGTGGTCTTGTACTTGACAAAGACGCCTTTAATATGCAGCCGGGAGAGGCTTTAGTTTTACAAAACTTTGAGCCTTCTATTAACGGTGGCTATCGTAGGCTTACTGGAACTACAAAATATTCCAGCACACAAGTAAACGGCAATACAGATAAAGTTATTGGTGTGACGGTTTTTAACAATACTGTTATTGCTGCCGCAGGAGCAAATGTTAAGTACAGCACAGGCGGTGCATGGACAAGCATTACTACTGCTAGAACAAGTGCAGTTCGTTATAGTTTTGACGAGTATAACTTTAACGGCACTGATAAGCTAATTATGGTTGATCAAACAAACATTCCTGCTTCGTGGGATGGATCAACATATAAACTTTTAAATGGTGCAGCAGGCACAGGTTCAGGAACTGCTCCAGCTAATCCTAAGTTTGTTGCTGTATTTAAAAACCACATGTTTTATGCGGGCATGAGTGCTTCTCCACAAGAAGTTCTTTTTACTGCTCCTTTTAATGAAGATGACTACACAGTAGCTAATGGTGCTGGAACTATTAAAGTTGACAATGTTATTACTGGAATTAAAACTTTTCGTGATAGTTTAATTATTTTCTGCGAAGATCAGATTTTTAGACTTATTGGTTCTAGTGCAACAGACTTTAGAATTGAACTTGTAACTCGCAACATTGGATGTACAGATGGGTTTTCAATTCAGGAAATTGGCGGCGACCTTTTATTCCTTGCTCCAGACGGTTTACGCACAGTTGCCGGTACTGCCAGAATTGATGACGTTGAGTTGGGCAGTGTAAGTAAAGCAATTCAACCTCGGATTAATGACATTGGTTACGACAATATTTCTTCTGTAGTTATTCGCACTAAAAGTCAGTATCGTTTATTTTATCCAACAACAAGTGGTGCAGCAGCCTCAAGTAAAGGTTTGTTAGGTACTCTTAAAAGAAACATTCAAGGCG